TTACAAGTCAACAAAGGAGTTGAGTTTGTGAAGAAATACCTTATGAACGATTAAAGGGGGAAAGAAATTTCCCTCTTTTGTTGTTTATACCAATTATTTTTCGTATATTTGTTTAACAAATGGAGAAAAGTACACATTACACGTCTATTATTAAAAAACTTTCAAAAACATTTGGTAGTATGAATTATTTTTCGTATATTTGTATAACAAATGGAGAAAGATACCAAAATACAGCCACTCAAAAAGTTTTTCAAATAATGTTTGGTAGTATCAATTATTTTTCGTATATTTGTGAAACAAACCATCAGGAAGTACCTTAAAATGAGGTTTCTTGATATTTATATGTGGTGTAGGAAAGACACCAAAATAAAACCATTAAATAAATAAACTATTAAAACTTTAAAAACATGGGACTAGATTTATCCGCAATCAGAGGTAGACTGAACAAACTACAAAACACTGGAAACTCAAAAAGTAATCTTTGGAAACCATCTCCAGGTAAACATCAAGTAAGAATCATACCTTACCTATTCAACAAAGAAAATCCTTTCATCGAATTGTATTTTCACTACAACATCAACAACAAAACTTATTTATCTCCATCATCATTTGGAAGACCAGACCCTATTGTAGAGTTTGCTGACAAATTAAAGAGAATGGGTGATAAAGAAGATTGGAAAGCAGCTAAGAAAATGGAACCGAAATTAAGAACTTTCGTACCTGTATTAGTTAGAGGTGAAGAAGGTGAAGGAATTAAATTTTGGGGATTTGGTAAAACTGTTTACCAAGAAATCTTAGGATATATAGCAGATCCTGATTATGGTGATATTACTGAACCAACAACTGGTAGAGATATTACTATTGAGTACACATCAGCAGAAGATGCTGGAACATCTTACCCTGTTACTACTATTAGAGTTAAACCATCAGTATCACCAATCACAAATGATGATGCTCAGGTTAAACAATTATTAGAAGGACAGACTAATATTACTGATATTTATTCTGAATTATCTTATGATGAATTGAAAAGTGTATTAGAAGGTTGGTTAAATCCATCAGCAGAAGGAGCAAATGATACGGCATCTCAACAAACCTTATCAACTCCAACAGCAGCACCAACACCAACTCCAACAGCAGCACCTGTACAAGCAGCACCTGTTGATAGAAAGAAGTTGGATGATGTTGCTAACGCATTTGATGATTTATTCAACTCATAATACTAAATTTTAATGGCAAAAAAGATAACAAAAGAAGATGATTTGGCAAGTTTACTTGCCGAATCTCTTAACAAAAAAGCAAAAGACCAAAAGGTGGCATTCTTTTTGGATGGTGGGGATTCTCCTACTGATGTATCTGATTGGGTATCCTCTGGAGCATCTATGCTAGACGTTGCCATTTCGAACCGACCTTATGGTGGGTTCCCTGTTGGTAGAATTGCTGAAATTACTGGACTAGAACAATCTGGAAAATCATTAGTATCTGCACACCTTTTGGCTGAAACACAAAAGAAAGGTGGAGTAGCTGTACTAATCGATACTGAAAATGCAGTAAGTAGAGAGTTCTTAGAAGTAATTGGAGTGGATGTATCTAAATTATTATATGTAGCAGCTGAGACAGTAGAACAATGTTTCGAAATCACCGAAACTATTATTGAAAATGTAAGAGTAGCATCGAAAGATAGACTTGTAACAATCGTAGTAGATTCAGTAGCAGCAGCATCAACTGAAAAGGAGATGGATGCAGATTATGGTAAAGATGGATACGCAACTGATAAAGCAATTATCATATCAAAGGCTATGCGTAAGATTACTAACTTAATTGGTAGACAGAAAATCACATTGGTTTTCACAAATCAGTTAAGACAGAAAATGAACGCAATGCCATTCTCTGACCCTTGGACTACTTCAGGTGGTAAAGCTATCGCTTTCCACGCTTCAGTACGTTTAAGATTAAAAGGAATGGGAAGTATCAAAGCCAAAGTAAATGGTGTTGATAGAATCGTAGGTATTAAGGTGAGAGCACAGGTTGTTAAAAACCGAATGGGACCACCACTTAGACACGCTGACTTTGAGGTTATGTTTGATAGAGGAATTGACAATTGCGGATCGTGGTTGAATATTATGAAAGAAAACAAAATCGTTACGCAAGGTGGAGCTTGGTATAAGTATGTTGATACTGAAACTGGTGAGGAACATAAATTCCAATCCAAAGAATTCCCTGAGTTGTTGAAAAACGACCCGAAATTAGAAGAACAAATTTATAATAAAATTTGTGAAGCTACTATTAGGGAGTACACATCAGCATCAGAGGATGTAGATAACTTAGTAGTAGATGACCAAGTTATTGGAGATTAAAAATTAAAAAAACAATAAGTTATGAGTAAATTAGCAAATATGTTACGCACATCAGCGGAAGCTGATAAAGCAAAAGCACTCCTTACGTTGGAGTTGTTGGAAAACCATCCTGCCGGAATTGGTGACCATTCTACAAAAGATTTCTATTCAAACGCTGAAGAAGCTCTTCAGATGTTGGTAGATGCAGATGATAGATTGGGAGCAATCCAAAAGTACCTATCTCCACAAAATGTGGGATTGGTTAATGGTAATGGTTATACAACAACAACAACATAATGAAGAAACTCTACAAAGAAATCCTCAACGAAGTAAGTGAGGAACACAAAACGAATCATTTACGAGATAGGAACAGTAGAGTTCTTATTATTGATGGACTAAACACCTTTATCCGTAGCTGGACAACCAACCCTACAATGAATGAGGATGGTGACCATACGGGTGGGGTGATTGGCTCACTCAAATCCATCGGATATCAAATCAGAGAATTTAACCCAACGAGAGTTGTGGTTACATTCGATGGTAAAGATGGTTCTAAATCCAGAAAAGATATACATGAAGGGTATAAGGCTGGTAGAGAAAAGAATCGTTTCAGAGTTAACCGAACCTATGGTGAGATGTTATCTGAAGAAGATGAAAGATTATCAATGAGGCAACAATTTGTGTGGTTGAATGATATATTGGATTTCCTACCTGTACAAACTATGGTTTATGATGGTATTGAGGCTGATGATACAATTGCATATGTAACCAATCACGTTCAAAATCAATTAGATGGGCAAGTTATAATTGTTTCAACTGATAAAGATTTTCTACAATTGGTTTCAGATAAAGTGACTGTATTCTCACCAACCAAAAAGAAACTATATAATAGACAACTCGTTTTTGATGAGTGGGGTATTTGGCCTGAAAATCTTTTAGTATATCGTACTTTGGATGGCGATAAATCCGATTGTATTCCAGGCATCAGAGGATGTGGTATTAAAACCACTTTAAAGAGGTTTCCTGAACTATCGGAAGATAGGCTAGTAACACATGAGGAATTGTTCCAATTGTGTGAGGAGAAGAAGGGGAAGATAAAACTGTATGATGATATCTTAGGAGCAAAAGAACAACTTTTGATGAATAAGAGATTAATGGAGTTAGATGTACCACATATCCCAACCAATAAGAAATTAAAGATTATGGATAGATTCGCTGAAGATGATATCCAATTCAATAAACTTGATTTCCTTAAAGTTGGTGCTAAATATAAGGTACTTCAAAATTGGAGAGATATAAATGATTGGTTACAATCAACATTTCACAACATTATTACAAAATAGATTAGGTTATATCATAAATATATTGTATATTTGTGATTCAAATCAAAAGTTATAGATGCAAAATATAGATACTCTTTCTAAATACGGACAATCATTTCAAACAAAGGTATTATCTTCTTTGATTACGGATGTTCGTTTGTTAGATACATTAAATGAGATTATACATCCAAAGTTCTTCGAAGCTGAATCCAATAAATGGATTGCTGATGAGATAAAAAACTATTATAATGACTTTAAGAAATCACCTACACTTGATGTATTTAAAGTGGAAGTATCTAAATTAGATGATAAGGGATTTCAGAAAACTGTAATAGAACAATTGAAATTAGTATTCACCAACATTGGTGATTCTGATATGGACTTTGTTAAGAAGGAATTCTCTTCATTTTGTATTAATCAAAACTTAAAACAGGCAATTGTTGAATCAATTGATTTACTTAAAGCTGGAAACTACGATAAAATCAAAGATTTAGTAGATAAGGCAATGAAAGTGGGTATTGATAATGATTTAGGACATGATTATGTTTTAGATTTTGAAGAACGAACTACCGAAATTAATAGAAATTCAGTTCCAACTGGTTGGGATTGTATTGATGAGATAATGGATGGTGGATTGGGACCTGGTGAATTGGGAGTTGCAGTTGCACCTTCTGGTGTTGGTAAGACTTGGGTATTATGTGCATTAGGTGCCGCAGCAGTAAAAGCTGGACTTAATGTGGTACATTATTCCTTAGAACTTTCAGAACATTATGTAGGACAACGTTACGATACTGTTTTTACTCAAATTCCATCATCTGAAGTGAAGGAAAATAAAGAGCAGGTATTTAGTAAGATTAACAAACTTAATGGAAAGCTATTAATTAAATACTATCCACCAAAGGGAGTATCTGCAAAGAAGATTGAAGCACATATTGAGAAAATGACCGCTGCTGGTAATAAACCTGATTTGGTTATTATCGATTACGCTGATTTACTTCTATCTCACTCAAATAATTCTGATTCTACGTATGGAGAGCAGGGTGGTATTTACATTGAGTTGAGAGGGATGGGTGGTGAATTAGGACTTCCAATATGGACAGCATCTCAAACCAATCGTTCGGCAATTGATTCTGAAGTTATTGAAGCTGATAAGATTGCAGATTCTTACGCTAAAGTAATGAATGCAGATTTTATTATGAGTATTAGTAGGAAAGCAAAAGATAAGTTGAATAATACTGCTAGGTTTCACGTAATGAAGAATAGATTTGGACCTGATGGAATAACATTCCCATCTAAAATGGATACCAACACTGGATTCATTGAAGTATTTGATGGTAATTCATCAGATGGAATCATCACTCAGAAGGAATCCGCTAATGGTCAGAACATGGAGCAGCAATTGCTACATAAAAAGTATGTAGAAAACTTCGGATAATAATTACAATCTATAAAATTACCACTAAGGTATTTTAATACCTGATTTGGTGTTGTACATACAATATCAAAAAGTAATTTATAAAAAAATACTATCCAAACTGTATTCACTTTTGAATATATAAGATAGTTATATTCACCCAACTCAAATAAGGGTTGGTTAACATTAATAATAATAATAAAAATTAAATTTATGGCAACATCGCAAGAGATTTTCGAACAAATTGAAGAGTTATATACTCAATTCGAAGCAGAACACAATGGAACTACTAAAGCAGCTAAATCAAGAGCTCGTAAACATATTGGGGAAATCAAAAAATTGGTTACCGATTATAGAAAAGTTTCAGTAGAAGAATCAAAATAAGAAAAATTCAAACATGAGCAAATTATTTAAAGAAAGAATTCCTTACAAGCCTTTTGAATATCCCGAATATTACACCGAAGGGTGGTTAAAGCAAGCACAAGCATTTTGGTTACACACCGAAATACCTATGCAGGGTGATGTGAAAGATTGGAATGAACACCTTACAAAAGAAGAAAAAAACTTAGTTGGAAATATTCTTTTGGGGTTTGCTCAAACTGAATGTGCAGTTTCTGATTATTGGACTACTATGGTTACCAATTGGTTTCCAAAGTATGAAATAAAGCAGATGGCAATGATGTTTGGTTCCCAAGAAACAATACATGCTACCGCATATTCATATTTAAATGAAACATTAGGGTTGGATGATTTCTCAGCATTTTTGCATGAACCTGCAATTGCTGAGAAATTCGAACTCTTAACAGAAACCACAAATGAGTGGAAACATACTGATTTAGAAGTAAACGCTGAGGCTAGAAAAGAAGTAGGACGTTCTCTTGCTATCTTCTCAGCATTTAGTGAAGGAGTATCGTTATACTCTTCATTTGCAGTACTTTACTCATTTCAAATGAGAAATCTATTGAAAGGTATAGGACAACAAATGAAATGGAGTATACGGGATGAATCCTTACATTCTAAAATGGGTTGCCAATTGTTTAGAGATATGTGTAGTGAATTTACTACACTAAAAGATGATAGTAAACAATCTATTGAAGAAGCTGCGAGACTTATCGTAGAATTGGAATCAAAATTCATTGATAAAATGTTTGAGATGGGTGAATTAGAAAACCTATCTTCATCAGATTTGAAAGAATTTATCAAAGCTAGAACTAATATAAAATTAGTTGAGTTGGGATATGAGAGTATATTCGAATATGATAAAGATGCAGTTGAACGTTTAGACTGGTTCTATCAACTATCAGGTGGAGTTACACATACCGATTTCTTTGCAGTAAGACCTACTGACTATTCCAAAGCTGGAGAAGGTGAAAATTGGGATGATATGTTTTAGTAAACCCTTGTTAAATTCAATTAAATTTCGTATATTTGTAATATGAAACCATTTACATATTTAAATGAATATTTGAAAACTGATATAGCACCCTCATCAACACATGGAATCGGAACTTTCGCTCTTAGAGACCTAAAAGTTGGTGAGGATGTTTTCATCAGATGGAAAGGTGAAACCAAATCATATATAGTATCTAATGATGAATTTGATACTTTACCGGAATCATCTAAATTTCTTATTTTAAAATCATATGAAAATAGAAATGAATATCCATTTATTTGGTTTAGATTGTTCAAAGATTCGTACTTTAATTTATCGAACCCTTGGGCATACGTTAACACAAAAGAAACAAATGGTAATATTGATTCTGTAACAAAGAAAGTAATAAAACCCATTAAACAAGGTGAAGAACTATTCGGAACCTATAATTTAGAAAATACAATATTAAAATGAAAGCAACATTTAACGATTTAATACATAATGTGAAGGACTGGGCTGGTGATAAGGATATCCTTAAAACAGAAAACGCTCCTAAACAAATGATGAAAGTAATGGAAGAGCTGGGTGAAACTGCTGGTGCCATTGCAAAGATGAAAGCAACTGATGAAATTATGGATGGTATTGGTGATACGTTTGTAACACTAATAATCTTATCATATCAGTTAGGGTTGGAACCTACTGATTGTTTACAACATGCTTGGAATGAAATAAAATTTAGAAAAGGAAGAACCGAAAACGGAGTTTTCATTAAAGAAGAAAATTAGAAACAATGGCTAAAAATCACGGAGAATATTTAGGTTGGGAATTGGGTGTAGACTTCCCTGAGTGGGGAAACACCGATATATATGTAAAAACGATATCTAAGGGATATCTAATTGCTGGTGAAAAACCAAAAGATGCATATTGGAGAGTAGCAACTAAAGTTGCACAACGTTTGAACAAACCTCAAATGGCAAGCAAGTTTTTTGATTACATTTGGAAAGGTTGGTTAAACTTGGCTTCACCTGTTCTTTCAAACACTGGAACCGATAGAGGTTTACCTATTTCTTGCTTCGGGATTGATGTAGCTGATTCTATACATGATATTGGTTCTAAAAACTTAGAATTAATGTTATTGGCTAAGCATGGTGGAGGAGTTGGTATTGGTATCAATCAAATCAGACCTGCTGGAGCTAAGATTACTGGTAATGGAACATCGGATGGTGTAATTCCATTCGCTAAAATATACGATTCAACTATACTTGCTACAAATCAAGGTTCAGTAAGAAGGGGAGCAGCATCTGTAAACCTAAACATTGACCATAAAGATTTTGAAGAATGGTTGGAAATTAGAGAACCTAAAGGAGATGTAAATAGACAATCATTAAATCTACACCAATGTGCAGTAGTAGGTGATAAGTTTATGAGAAAACTTCAAGATGGTGAAGAAGATGCTCGTAGAAAATGGGGTAAATTACTTCAGAAACGTAAAGCAACTGGTGAACCTTATATTATGTACAAAGGTAATGTTAACAAACAAAACCCTGATAGTTACAAAGTTAATGGTTTGAAAGTACATATGACGAACATTTGTTCTGAAATTACGTTACACACCGATGAATCACATTCATTTGTATGTTGTTTAAGTTCATTAAATCTATCAAAGTACGATGAGTGGAAAGATACTGATTTAGTATATACTGCAACTTGGTTCTTAGATGGTGTAATGGAAGAGTTTATCCAAAAAGCTAAGAACTTAAAAGGATTTGAAAATTCAATACGTTCAGCTGAAAAGGGTAGAGCATTAGGATTAGGTGTATTGGGATGGCACACATATTTACAAAAGAATGGTATTCCATTTGAGGGTATGACTGCACAATTCGAAACTCGTAAGATTTTCTCTCAGTTAAAGATTGAATCTGAAAGAGCTAGTAGAGATATGGCTGTTGAGATGGGAGAACCATTGTGGTGTAGAGATAGTGGGATGAGAAACACTCACCTAAGAGCAATTGCACCAACTGTATCTAACTCTAAATTGAGTGGTGATGTATCAGCTGGTATTGAACCTTGGGCAGCCAACATATTTACTGAACAAACTGCTAAAGGTACATTTATTCGTAGAAACTCTGAGTTGGAAAAGGTACTTCGTAAAGCTGGACTTAATAACAAAGAAACTTGGGATAAGATTATAGCAGATGGTGGTTCAATTCAGGATATCAAAGAGTTGGATGAATATTGTTTCTTAAATAGTAAAGTAGTTAAGGTAGCTGATTTAAGTGAAGATGATACCATTAAAACATTTAGTATTAAGAGTGTATTTAAAACATTCAAAGAAATAAACCAATTGGATTTAGTTAGACAGGCTGGTATTAGACAACAATACATCGACCAAAGTGTATCATTGAATTTGGCATTTCCTGCAACGGCTACTCCTAAGTGGATTAATCAGGTAACTATGGAAGCTTGGAAGCAAGGAGTTAAAACTCTTTACTATATGAGAACCGAATCAGTACTTAGAGGTGATATTGCATCTCAAGCAATGGATCCTGATTGTGCGGCATGTGATGGATAAGATAATAAATTAATAATCAATAAAAAACAAAATTATGATAGAAGTAAAAAAGTTCTTTGGAGAATGGTGTGGCCCTTGTAAGGCATTGGCACCATTAATTACAAAATTAAAAGAACAACATGGGGATGTAACCTTTACGGATTACGATGTTGATAAAGATTTTGAACAAGCATCTAAATATAACGTTCGTAGTATTCCATTAGTTGTTATTGAACACAATGGTAAAGAAATCCATAGATTTTCGGGATTACAATCGGAAATGGCATATAACAACGCAATTAATGAAGTAAAACAAAAAGCTTAAAATGCCAATACTAAGAGGTCAGTCTCATCCATCTTCAAAGTTGACAGATGAGCAGGTTATACAAATAAGAAAGTTATGGAAAATGGGACATCGAAATTGTAGAGTTATGGCTCGCAACAACAAATGTTCCTCAGCCAATATTCTAAGAATTGTTCGAAATGAAACGTGGACACATTTAAATGAATTCTGGTCTGGTAGTGTATGAAAGAAGATAAAACATACTGCGATACATCAAAACTATCCGTTAGATTAATAACTAAATCAGTAGCAAAAGATATCATTGTTAACAACCATTATAGTGGATTGTGGACAAAAGTATCTTACGCTATTGGTTTATTTACTTCTGATGTAGAAGAACACCCATTCTTTAGTGGTGTTGAAGATAAGTTAATAGGAGTTGCTTGTTATGGTGACCCAATTGGTAGAAGCGCAGGTCAATCTATAACACCTTTATTAGAAAGAGATGAGGTGTTGGAACTTACCCGATTATTCGTATTTGATGATTATGGTTCAAATATAGAGAGTTGGTTTCTATCTCAAACATTTGATTGGTTAAGAACCAACGTTCCTAAGATAAAAGGATTGATATCATATTCAGACCCTAAAGAAGGTCATTGTGGTACAATATACCAAGCAACCAATTGGTTGTATCAGGGTAACAAACTAAGATTTAACGATAGTTGGGATTTCCGTTGGGAAGAAAATGGTAATTGGCATCACCAAAGAACTTCATATGTGAAGTTTGGAACAAATAATCCCAAAGAAATCCAAAAGATATCAGCATCCACATTTTGGATAAGAAAGAATCCAAGAAAGCATAGATATGTGTACATCTTATCAAAAGGTGGAATACGTAGGAAGTTAATGAAAACTATAAAGCACCCAATATTACCTTATCCAAAGGAAAACGAGCAATTTGTAGAAGAAATTATAAAAATGTCACCAATAAATTTGGTAGAATCAAATTAATTTCGTATATTTGTTTTATAAATAAAATATATGGCAATCAAACCTAAGTTTTTTCCGTTAACTGGTGATTTAAGAAACCTATTACTTCTTATAAAAAGTATTGGTGGTGATTATCCACATCAATCATTAGTTGATATGACACTAAGTTCAAATCAGTATCATAAAAATGATAGACAGTGGTTGAATAAAGTAAGGGAATGGCATATAGTAGTTAATATAACACTCAACTCAAATTTATTATGACAGAATCACAAGAAATAGAAGAAATCCTTTTTGAAGCACATGCACACAATATTCGTAGAGAAGTTATGGATTTAGCAAGTACTAAGTTAAAGGAAAACCCAAAAATGAGAAAAGTAGATGCTTATCAAAAAGCATACCTAACTCTAACAAAATAAATGAAAGAAGAAGGAAAACATTATGTTGATGCTAGTAAAGTAAGTGTAGCTCCAATTGCTAAATCTATCGCTAAAGATATGATTATCAAAAAGCACTATACTCACGCTTGGACTGCTTGTAGGTATTCATTAGGTATATACCACACAATGGAAGAGAAGGATATATTCGGAAATGACCAACAATTGGTTGGTGTAGCAGTTTATGGGTTCCCTGTTGGAGCAAAAGCACCTACATCGGTATGTGATGGTTTAACAAAAGATAACATCTTAGAACTCACTAGATTATATGTAGATGATGGATTTGGTTCAAACATAGAGAGTTGTGCATTAGGTAAAACTTTCCAATGGATAAAGGATAATGATAAAAACATTAAAGTGTTACTTTCATATGCTAATAATGGACAAGGGCATGTTGGTGGAATCTACAAAGCTACCAATTGGATTTATCAAGGGTTAAATACTGATATCGCTCTGATGCCAAATTGGGGAATATCATTAAGTGATGACCCACATGATTGGATTCATAGTAGGACAGTTTATAATAATTGGGGAAGTGGTAACTTAGAACATCTTAGAAAAGAAATTGGTAAAGATGGTTATAGTGAATTTTGGAGAAGAGAAGAACCACCTAAACATAGATACATTCAGATACTTGCTACCAACAAAAAGGAAAAGAAAGATTTGATGAAACGTTTAAAACATCCAATCAGAGATTATCCGAAAGATTTAAACGCATACAATACTGATGTTATACATCACACAACATACACACCAGAAGAATCCAATGAGATTAACTATTGGTAAAAATAAGTAAGAAAAAGCTTGTGTATGTCATTTATTATTCTTATATTAGAGGGTAGTTGATTAGGAGATTTCATATCAACTCATTAACCCTTTTAAATTGAAAAATATGATATTATTAAATCCTACCCTTAGTGAAGTAAAAGAAATGATGGCTGCACAAGATACACCATCATCTTATGTATATCATGAATATACTCAGGAAGAATTATGGGATGATGAAGATTTAGGAGACTTCTAATTTTCCAATAACTTTACAAAATAATTAACCCACTTAAATTAAACAATATGTTACAAATCGGATTTTCAACAAAGTACTTTACATTATGGGATGTTCAAAATGAAACGGAATATTCCGGCTCGGAAGGACAGTACTCTTATAACGTTACACGTTTCACATACATTCAGAACCTCTCTTTAGTAGAGGAAAAGGCTGTTGCTAAAGCAAAAGAAAAGGGATGTACTGAATTAGGTATTAACGATGAGTTGCGTGGTAGAAGTGGTAGAAGTTTTGAAAAAAGAACTCCTATAAAAGAGGAATTCGAATTACACCAATTTACATATGGTAAGTATAGAGGTGATGATATCAGAGAAAATACTGATGTTAATTATCTAAAGTGGTACTTTAATGAAACTGAACTAATGTTAGTAGCAGAACGTGTTTGTGAGTTGGATTCTGATTATAGTATCTATGAGAATGGATTAGTTACTTCAGAACAATTAGATAATATAACCAAAACAAATACTATTGAGGCTGGGTTAAAAAAGACTGGAACTATTCAACTACAAATGGAACGAAACCTTGATACTTATGGGTTTGTTCAAATAGATGGTATTCCTTACAGTTTTGAAAACTATTGTACTAGAAGTTACAATGGGTATGGGTATGGGTTACCGACCTTAAATGGTAAAGCAAAAAGAGTTAAAAACAAACTCATTGAAGTGAAAGCAGAATTTGGTGTAGTTGGTGACTGGGAGATGTGGAAAGTAACTGAGTGGGATTTCGTAAAATAAATAAGAAAAAGCTTGTGTACGTCAATCCAATTTCGTA